GTAATTGAATCACTAATTTTAACAAAACTAAGAGTAAGGCCAGCGCCAACAGCTAGCCCGCCAATTGCGATAGCAAAACTTTGTAATGATTTTTTAGTATCAGTGATCTGTCTATTTAGAGTTTGCAACTCAGTGCGCATAGAGCGGAAAGCATTATTGCTAACATGAGCAGCTCTACCGGCTGCGCTCCCCATATCTGCATAAGCTCGTTTAGCGCTAACTGCTGTTTTTTCAAAACCTGAAGATAGATTACTCAGAGCTCTAGTAGTTTTTTCAGTAGAGAAAGATTGAGACACCTTATTGAGATCTTGCCTCATTTTACCTAAATCTAGGCGGATACCTCTAATTGCGGAGTCTACTTCTCTTTTATCCGCTTTAAATTTAATATTGACACTCATGCCTTCACCTGTAAATAAAAAATAGCCCTACGGAGCAACCATAGGGCTTTGATTTAGTTTTTTTCTTCAGTTATTGGTCCGACAGGCGTGCCGTAATTAATAACTATGTTTTCGATAAAATGTGCGGGGGCTTGTTGGCTAGAACCTTGATTTAGATACTTAATATAGTCTGCTTCATTTTCAATAAGAATTTCTTCTCCATTGACAGCAGTAAGTCTCCAATGGTCACGAGCAAAACCAGTATCAACTGGAGTTGCAGCTTCTAACTCTTCTTTAGCCATTTTAACTTTTTGCTTAAAGTCAGCTTCTATAGCTCTACCTAAAGAGTCTTCTTCAAGATCTATGGAGAAAATAGTCTTAATACTTATCATTTAAATTCTCCACCTAATCTTTTTACTAATTTAGCTGCAAGCGAATTAGATTCAATTTTCTCGTTTTCTTCTTTTATTACTTTAAGAGAAGAGAAAAGATCTTCTGGTTTAATTTTATCACTACCACCAAAACTCATCGCTATAATAGCGGCGCGATTATCTGCTCTCCAGCCTGGAGGGCGCCTTTCAAAGTATTCTATCCAGCCTTGTATTTCTTCATAGCTTAAAGATAAAACTTCTTCAACAGACCGTCCTAAGAGATAAGCGAGTTCATAGTTGGTGATATCTTCCTCTGTTAACCGTTTCCCTTTTTATCTTGGCCTGCATCAATATCAATGCCGGAATAAGCAAAAACTTGTTTTGCGAGATTGGCAATTTCATCGAGGGGGAATTCGTCTAGCTCTTCATCAGAAAGGTCTTCAGCGCCCACTACACCTAGCCGAATTACTTTATTCTGAACTAGAGTAAGCTGATCTTCTTCTGGCAGATCTTTCAGGCTTTTAACTTCTTTTTGGAAATTTTTAACTTGCCTACCAGTGAGCTTTCTGATCTCAACTGCATCTTTTTTACCCATAAAGGTAATTTTTTTTGTTTGTAGTGTAGAGTTTAAAAGTTCTTTCATTTGAGTAATTCACTATTATTTGTTTTAATATCTTCGATTAAGTTATGGATACGATGTAGACTAGCTAGCGTATTAAGAACTTCAACAGCTTTTTTACCATCGCCCTCAAATTCTTTCATTCTAGCAAGGGTTTTTTGTGTAGAAATTCCAACACAATCCTGCATATGTCTTAAAGTTTCTCTTATAACATAATCCATTGAGAAGGGTTTATCGGTCATGGGTTTATTTAATCCAATAGATAGAGGGGGCTATAAAACCCCCTAATAATTTTTATACTGTATACCAGCCATAAAAGTCAGATTGAACTGACAAGGCAAGTGTTGCGGTAACAGCGTCATCTAGTGAAGGGGTAACTTCCATAGATTCCATCTTACCTATAAAATACATGCTAGAGTTAGCTACTGAACCAAGGCCAGTAACAATTGCAGCATATTCATCTACGCCTGTTGGTTTAGCTTGTAGAAGAGAAAGCTGGAAAGCAACAGGAGTTTTAGCATCAAGGTAGCCTTTTAGTACCCCACCAGAGGCCCATTTAGAGGGCACAAAGTTAAGAGTTAGTTCTAGGTCAGGTGCGTCAGATTGAGCACCAATTGATTGAGATTGGTTTTGACCATAGACGGGAACTTTGACGATATTTGGCGGAGCACCAACAGAGGGCATATCACGAACATCTTCAATAACATCATAGTCTGTAGTCGCAGCGAACAGAGCTTTAAAACCAGCTTCTGTGGTAGGAATTGATGCAAGCGGATCGTTGGACACTGCGAGAGTAGTGTGAACGGCGGCACCAATAGAGGTAATGTGAGCCATTAAATTTCTCCAAAATATTTAAAAGGAACAGAATAATCTGCTCTTGCTAGGGTTTTATCATCAGGGTCTATACCCTTATATTGTAAAGAGCTTTCTCCAATTTGAACAGTGTTGTTATTGATAACAATATCTTGGAGAATTACATCAAGTTTATCTGCTAGGGCTGAAGCATAAAGTTGCCCTATACCTGCTTTATAAAAAATAAAAATAACAAAGATACCATTTATTTCTTTCATACCATTATAGGATTCTCTAGAAGACTTAGAAAGAATAATAGAGACTTTGAGAAATGGAGGAGTAGCATCTACTATTTTAAAATCAGCAGGATAAACTGGTTCTGTAATTAAAGTAGTCCAAGAAGAACTAGCAATCAAAGAATAAAAGCTTTGTATAATATCTTCCATTTTTATTTCCCTCTCAGGAATAAAACATAGATGCCTGGATATCTTTCATAACCTTCTATTCTGTAAATATTAGAATCAAATTCTAGTTCTTCATAAAGAGTAAGGTCTACAGTATCTTTTATGATAACTGAAACTAAATCAGAATGAAAAGTATAAAAATTATCATCCTCTTTTTGAGTCCTCTCGTAAGGTATTACCTTAACTGCGAGTTGAGTAGCACCACTAGAAGTAGCTTGTCCTGTAGAAAAATTAAAACCAGTAATATTATTCTTATATAGCACAGCATCTTTTGCAAGATCGTCAACTGCGCTAAAAGCAGAGTTAACTGCTAATTCGATAGTTGAAGTCAGACTCATTAGTTAGCCCTCCACCAAGCTCTCCCTGTAGTATAGGGGTTGGCAAGCAAGGGTCTAATGAGACCTTCTATTGAGTTATAAGGAATTTCTGGCGCAGAATTTTTACTACCATCAGAAGACGTATTCTCAAGTTCAATAGGGCCTACTTTGATTTTATCATAAGTGGCGCTATAGTTTGAAGCTACCTCTGGATTCTCTATATAGTGTATGGCAATCTTCGCCATAGCTTTGTTAAATCTCACAGGGAGTTCACTTTCAGCTACAGGTACATAAAGCCTTAATACAGGATCCCAAAAATCAAAAGCAGTTCTTGGCCAAGAAAGAGGCTGGCTAGTTGTTAGAGCATAACCAGCCCATTCTTTGTTATCAAGTTTTTCTGTTGCGTAAAGTAAGGCTTTTTCTTGGTCAGACACTGTTGCAGCATTCCAAGACGCCGAGTCAGCTAGATATGAAGAGTTAGCTAACATAAAAGTATTAGTGAACAATACTAAAGCCATTACTTGCTCCTAATTAAGCGTGTAGAATTGGAAGAATTCCAAGGTTCAGAGGATCAGCCTTACGATCCCAAGAAGCAGCAGTCGCTAGAGTAGCATTTGAAGGGAAGGCGTTAGTTGCGCCAGCCCAGTCATAACCCATGGGGTGGGCTACAAAACCAAAGCGATACCACAGATCATTAGAGCCACCACCGAGATAGGCAGCGGGCTGACGATCAGTTTCTACAGGAGTTGTAATTGGGATTTCTTTCCAAGCAATAGCGCCGGGCTTTACAAGGAAGGAAGTTTTGGTAGAATAGTCATTAACGTTAGCTGAAGCAGAGAGGTTGCCTTGATCAGCACGGGTAAGAACTAGGCGGAACATTCCACCGAAAATAGTTTGGAATTCAAGATTACCATCTGTAACTTTTGTCTCATCAACGAGATTAGCTGCACGAAGGTCGGCAAGCATCTCAGGAGAAGTGACAAGATACATGTAGGAGGGCTCGTAGTCTTTAAAAGCCATACCAAGAGCACGGAAGAGCCGCTCACCACGAGCAGCACCAGTCTTGGATGAATCAATTAGCTTACGAGCAGTGCCAGTTGAAGTCGCTGCGGCACCAAATTCGCCGAGAGCGTTAAGATCAACGAACATACCAGTAGAGCCATTTGTGCCAAAGGTAAGAATACCAGTGCCAAGAGCGACTTCGGTGCCAGCTACACCTTTAAGAACAGAAAGAACCGCTTCATGCTCATGCTTGGCGCGCATTTCAGCAAGATTTGAAGCAAAGTATGCCAGACCATTTTGCTGAGAGATTAGGTTTTGCAGGTTGACCTGCTTAATACCTAGTGCTCTGACAGTCTTGATATAGTTAGACATGTCAGTTGAGATTGAGCTATAAGTACCATCAGTAGCAGTTGTTAGTGACGGAACGTTAATAGTTGGATCAATTGGTTTGTACCAGCGCATTTGACCGACAAAGCTTTCACCTGCCACATCAATGTCCTGATCAGTCCCCATCATACCAGTGGAGTTGATCCTCTTTTCATAAGTCCAGCGCTCTTGCGCATAAGCTGCAATAGCAAGCGCAATGTTCTGGAAATCAGTATAAGTAATTGCCATTTAAGTTGTACCTTTAAACTTTATATATTACTTAGAAACTGTACGAGCCTAGGGCGCCTTTCTTAGCTAGCTCTAAGAGCTGCTCAGAAGTGATGGAACCATCGGTAAGTTTAGCGGGCTTTTTAAAGCCACCAACTACCGTTTTACCAGCACCGCCACCATTGCTATCTTTTGTTTTAAGTAAAGTGTCAATAACTTCAGGGTCTTTAATAAAGGTCTTTACGAAATCTTTAAGACTAGCCCCAGTTCTATGAAGCCATACACCATCCTCGTCTTTAATAAGCTCTCCTATGATATCTCGTATTGCGAGAGTTTTTGCTTTGGAGTTCTTAAATTCAACACCCAGATCAATAAGAATCTTATCAACTTGTGTGTCACGAGTATAAGTGTCTAACTTATTCTGCAGTTCTACATTTAGAGCTTTTACTTCGTCAAGTTCGCTCTGAACTGCTTCTACTATCTTACCTTCATCTTCAAGTTTTTTGCGAGTAACAAGCTTAGCTTCTTTTTCAGCTTTTTCAGCACGTTTCTCTGCTTCTTTAACTTTAGTGTAGGCAGCATCTAGTTTAGATTTAATGTCAGATAGTTGGTCACTAACTAACTTATCTAGGAGTTTTTTATGCTCCTCAGATAGCGATTTAGATTTGTCATCGCCAGTATCATCGTCGCGATCGTCAGTGTTCCTAGTGTCTAGGTCTTCATCGTTGAGATCGTCATTATCTTCATTTTTAGCCATTTAATTATCCTTATTGCACAACAATATTAGTCAAGGTACAACCTTAGTTCATCCATCCGCGTTTTACTAAGAAGAATAGCAAAAACACAGGAGGTATTAGTGGAAAGATCAGTTTATAGTTCTTAGGGAGCTCACTAGTATAGGTTCTCAACCTATTATCTATGAACTGACCCTTATGTTTAACTACCATGTGAGAGCCACCGTCTGTTAGTTTACAAAACCATAGAACATATCTCATTAGTAGTATAGTTTTAAAGAATGAAAACCAGCTTTTGCCAGATTCCATCCAAATGTGTGTAAGAGCGTAATCTTCACAATCACCTTTAAAGGGGCCGTCGCCCCTCATTATTGTCCATTTATCGAACTTATCTTCAGTATAAATAAACTTTGAGTTTAGTTCTTCTAGTGACATCTCTTACCTCTAACGTCTAAATTGGCAAAGGTAGTAGGAATCGAACCCACATAGTCGGTTTTGGAGACCGAGGCTCTACCATTGAGCTATACCCTTGTGTTGGTCACTTGAGAGAGTTGATATATCGCTTTCGTCTATCAACAACTCTTTCCTCTTTTGCCATAGAGTCCCATCGCTTACGCCATCTAGCTTTGTTATAGCTTTTGCAATAATCGCAATTACAGCCCTTTCTGGCAGCTTTTCTACTTTCACAAGGAATAGTATTTAATTTTCCGCCAGCTTTCATATTGCATTTTAAATGGCTATACGCTATATTTTCTAAATCATAAAATGCAGAGATAGGATCAGCAGCAGACTGCCAAGGTATTTTGTGCTCAATACTTAAATCTTCTATATTATTTATTTTTTCATTACATTGAAAACAAATATTTAAATTTGAGGAGCGAACAAAATTCCAAAGCAAATTCTTTATGAGTTTATTACGGGCAGTGCCGTAAGCAACACCCAGTAGTTCTTTTTTCTTATCCATTATAACCTTCGTTAATTAGATATATATGTGTTACAGGTTCACATACAGTTTTTCATCCAAAGAAATTGTGTAAGTTAGTTGCGGAAGTGAACCTTCAAAATTGGTTGCGGGAGTGGGATTTGCACACCACGGCCTCTAGGATATGACCCTAGCGAGCTGCTACTGCTCTATCCCGCATCAGTTAGTTCGTTATGATTGTTCCACTTTTAAGAGTAAAAGGGGCAGCAGTAGAACCCCCGCAGTAAGAATAAGGGTCTATCACTTCAACATAATAGTTATTATATAGTCTAGTAAAATAATCATTAAATGGTTTTTCTTTTAGTTCTACTAGTTTTTCTTTAATAACTTCCCA